TACGTTACGTTTAGTAATGCAACGGCAGTAGGAGGACTTACGTTAAATGGTGAGTTTGTTGTTAGTCTTTCTGTTACTACTACAGCAGGTACATATACCATAACAGCGGCTTCTAACGCTTCTTCTAGTGCAACGGGTGGAGGTTCTGTATCAGCAGGATATCAAATTAATGTTGGAAATCCTTTTGCCATTCCCATAACAGGATGGGGAGCAGGTTCGTGGTCACAAGGACCTTGGAATACAGGTGAATCTTCTACAACGTCTATTCGTTTTTGGTCTCAATCTAATTTTGGTGAGGATTTAGTATTTGGAAACGATGGAGGATCTATATATTATTGGGATGCCACTGGCAACGTAAATACACGTGCTGTAGAGCTGTCCACTCGTAGTGGAGCTTCTGATGTACCAATATTACAAAACTTAATACTTGTATCGGATATAAGCAGGTTTGTGTTTTGTTTTGGAACAAACGAAATAGGTAGTAATTCTATAGATCCTACTTTGGTTAGATGGTCAGATCAAGAAGACGCTGCTAACTGGACTCCTTCGGCTATAAATCAAGCGGGTAGTTTACGTTTATCTCGTGGTACTAAAATTGTTGCTGCATCTCAAGCTCGTCAAGAAGTTTTAGTGTGGACAGATTCTTCTCTTTACTCGTTACAGTATGTTGGTGCACCTGCTGTTTGGGCAGCGACTCTTGTTGGAGAAAATATATCTATATCTTCACAAAATGCTGTATCGTACGCAAATGGTGTTGCCTATTGGATGGGTAAAGACAAATTCTACATGTATGATGGTCGTACTCAACCACTTAAATGTGATGTGCGTAAATATATATTTAACGATTTTAACGTTGCTCAGTACTCGCAAGTGTTTTCAGGAACTAATGAATCTTTTCATGAGATATGGTGGTTTTATTGTTCTGCAGGTGAAACTAATATAGACAAATATGTTATATACAACTATTTAGATAAAATATGGTATTACGGAACTTTAGCACGTACAGCTTGGATTGATTCTGGGCTACGAGACACTCCGTTAGCGGCAACCTACGATCTTAATCTTGTAGATCATGAAACAGGTATAGATGACAACCAGTCTAATAGCACAGCAGCTATAACTGCTTTTATTGTGTCTTCTGATTTTGATATAGGTGATGGTGATAGATTTTCACTAGTTAATCGTGTAGTTCCTGATGTATCTTTTGATGGTTCTACAGCGTCTAACCCAGCGGCAACGTTAACTTTAAATGCACTTGCTAATTCTGGTTCTGGGTATAACTCTCCTGCTTCAGAGGGCGGAGCTAGTAATGCAGCTGTCACACGTACAGCAGTATCTCCTGTAGAGGTGTTTACAGGATTAATAAACGTACGAGTAAGAGGACGACAACTTTCTATGCGGTTTGAGTCTAGCGCTACAGGCGTTACATGGCAGCTAGGCACACCAAGGCTCGATATACGACCTGATGGGAGGCGTTAATGGCTGTAGATAACACACGATATGGTGTAGGATTTAGAGCACCTGCTCTACCTTACCCCTCTGCAGAATACGATCAAAAAGCTGCTGAACAGTTTAATAATGTTTTACGGATATACTTTAATCAGCTAGACACAACTATGAGAAATGCTATTACGTCCGATAGGGCCGAAGCAACAGGGTGGTTTTTAAGCTAATGCCTAATATATACACAAACGCAAAAAAAGATCTTACGGCTACTAGTGTAACAACTCTGTACACTGCACCTGCTTTGACTACAGCAATAGTAAAATCTATACTAGTGTCAGAAGATTCAGGTAATGCTGATACAATAACTGTTACTATAACCGACACAGCGTCTTCTCCTGCTGTATTTAGCTTATTTAAAACTAAGGCTGTTGGTGCCAATACCACTATAGAGTTACTAACTGCACCTATTATAGTGCAAACAGGAGAGATACTTAAAGTAACAGCCGCTACAGCTAACAGACTGCATGTAGTAGCTAGTATACTAGAGGTGACATAATGCAAATTGTGGATAGCAATCAAAAACAACTTGATATACACACTATTATAACTATGGCGGTTAACAATTTAGATACTGGAGAAATGCCTATTCAAACGGTATTAGTAAGTATAGTAAACGAAACACAAAGAGAGACTTGTGAAGTTGTTAACGTAGGTAACACTGTGTTTATAGGTCATAGAGGTGAAGGTAAGAACAAAAATAAAATGGTAGGTAGACCTTTAAATGTAGACACAGGCAGAAATTATATAAAAAACATGTTAAAATACGGGGCGTATATACAAGGACAAGGTATAACGCACTACACAACACAGTTTGAAGGTAGTGAATTGTTGCCTGCTATGCGTGTTATACATAAAAAATTACAAGAAACGGATACTGAGTTTGCTGTTGGCAAGACTGAAGATGAGGCTCATGTAGTGTATATAAAATTTGGTAAAGAACCTTTAAGTGAGAAGTTTTAATGGCAGCTATAACCAAACCTATTGGAAACGTAATTGAAGATGTTGTTGACGTTGTAAAAGACGTTGGTGACTTTGTGCAAGATGACATACTGATACCAGTTGTTGATGCGGTAGAAGATACAGCAAAAGCTATGGCTGACGATCCAGTAAGGACTATAGCGTACGCAGCTGCAGCTGCCTCGGGGCAGTGGTGGGCTTTACCATTATTATCAGGTGCAGATACTGCGATGCAAGGTGGTGATATAGGTGATATACTAGAAGCAAGTGCTAAAGCATATGTAGTACAAAATATTAGTCCTCAAGTAGGTAGCTACGCAGGTGCTGCTGTTGGGGGAGCAACGGGTAATGCTGTATTAGCGGGAATTGCAACAGGAGCAGCTACTGCAGCCACATCAGCGGTTGTATTAGGGCAAGATCCTTTAAAAGCTGCTCTAACAGGTGGTGTTGCCGCAGGCGTAAGTGCAGCTATGACAAAGGTGCGTACTAATTTAGCTGTAGATGCTGAAGGAGGTAGTATTGTTGGTAATGATCCTGCAACATTTGATACAAATACTGGAGCAGTAACAGATGTTGGAGCCCCAGCTGCCGTAGCTCCTTTACCTGCAGCAGCTTTAAAGGTAATAGAAACTCAATTAGCGTATACACTTTCTGGAGGAGACGGTGTAATCAAAGAAGAAGTTATGTCCAATGCAATATTACAGGCAACAGTCACTGGAAAAACAGTGCAACAATTTGTAAACGAGGCAGGTTACGAACCATCCGATGCGCAAATAGCGTCAATAACTAATGGTATTATAAGAACAACCTCCGCTGCTATAAATGGCGGTGATATAACATACGCAGCGTTAACATCTATAGCGCAGTACGGAGCTAAAGAACTTATTAACAGCTTTGACACTGTAGCAAGAAAAACTATTGATGAAGTAACTGGCGGGTATCAAGAAACAGAGAAGAAAGCTGGTGAGGTAGACTTTATAGCTGCAGAATATGAATCTGCTGTAACTGATTATAATACTATGCAAGCGGAGTTAGAATCGCGTTCTGATGAACAAGCTAGATTAAAAACAGAAATGGACGAAGCTAAAGCTTCTTTTGAAGCAAGACCTACTCAATCTGAATCTGACGCTTATGACGTAAAAATAAAAGCTTATAATGCTCACGTTACCGATTTAAATAAAGACTATGCAGAAACATACAAACCAAAACTTACAGAATATAAAAGTCAAGTAGAGACATTAAGAACAAATTACAAATTAGCTGGAGACGAGTATTTATTATTAAGAGATGACCTAACGTCAAAGGCTGACAAATTAGATGGAGCGTTAAAACCTAGCTACGATGCAACAAACAAAGCGTTTGTGAAGGGTATGACAAACAATGGATTTAACGCTGATGAATACATGGAAGTTAATAATCTTACAGGAGTTGATGATGAAGGTGCAATAGAAGGAGAGCCTTTTGATCCTTACCTTCATTGGCTTACTGTAGGAAAAGAAGAAAAATTACCTACAAATGCGGCTGACTACAATGCACAAGCTGAGCAAGAAAAACAAAATTTAATACTTAAATCTGTAAAAGCAGCAGGTTTAGATCTTTCTACTATAGGCAAAGATGGATTAAAAGAACTACAAAATAAAATAGAAAGTACATATGGATTTAATCTTGAAGGGTTAAAGAAAGCAGATCCTATAGTATTAGGTAACGACGTTGCTAAATTTTATTTAGACGAAGCATTAAAACCTAATCCAAAAGATAGTATAGATGAAGCGTTTGCTAGAGAAAAATTTAATGAAAAAGTTGCAGATATAAGTAATATTAACTTTGAAGAAATTAAAGAACTTGTAGGTGATCCTGAATTACAACTTATATCTAAAACAGCTGCAAACGCAATAACAAACACACTTAATATTCCGCAAACAGACATTGCCAGAGGTAATGCTGCTGTAAATATAGACAGTGATGGTAATCTAACTTGGAAACAAATAACGTCAACTGCACCTTATTGGGATAAAGAGAAAAATTTACTTGTAAGAAACCAATGGGATTTTTATAGTGGGAAATATTTTCCTGTTGAACACACTACAGGACAACAGTTATATAATTCGTACAATGAACTTGGAGATATTACTGATTACGGCTTTGGTATGAACCCTAATAGTGCAGATAGCGCCTCTATAAATGCTTTTGTAGGAGTTGATGACTATAAAGAATACAAAGCTCCTGTTGCGGAACAAGGAGGAGTAGGAATATCAAACATTGAATTATATGTTCCTACAACCCTTAATGATTTAATAGATTCTGGGTCTACGCTTTGGGTAGAAACTGCAGCAAAACTAGATGAAGCATCTGCAGAAATACTGGATAATAAATATGTTTCAGGTATGACTGCTGCAGCAAAAAGTGTGTATGAATACGCAGAAAGTGTAATTACATTAGACCCTAAAAACAGTAAATTACTTAAAGAAGCTGCATCTGTACTACCTGCTGCAAGCGGAAAAACAATAGACTTACTTAATAGCCTAGGTCAATTTGGGAACGAGCTAAATGCTATTGTTACATATGGTATAGGACCGACAATAGCTTTAGGAGATGCAGACGCGTTAGGCCAAGCTATTGGTGGGAATAAAGACTTTGGTAGGTCTAGCCTTGTTGATGATATTGTCAATGATTTAAGAGGAATTACAAGTAATTTACAAAGCGATGAATTTAAAACTATTAATAATGATTTTGACAAAAAATATGAAGAAGCAGCAGGTTTTTGGCAAACTACAAATGTAATATATGACGGAGTTAAAAACAATCCTTGGGAAATAATTGTAGGTAAAGTAGCTCCTGAAGCGTTAGTAGCCGCATTTGGCACAAAGGGATTTAATTTAATAAAAGGAGGTGGAAAGTTAATAGTACCTGACATATCTAAAAATCTTGTCAATAAAGGTGCTAAGAAAAAAATCGCAGATAGAACATCTAATTTAATGTCAAAAGCGTATGACAAAACTCTTAAAAGTTTATCTAATAAAGTAGCGACTGGAGCATCAACTCTTACACAAAATCAAATACAAAACACAGCTATCTTAGCATCTGGTGCTGCGCTTACTGCAGAAGCAACAAATCAATTACAAAACGTAGATTACTCAAATAATGATTCTAACCTTTCTTGGTGGGAGAATATTTGGGGTACACCTGTTTCACAACAACTTTCACAAGTGGGGGCTAAAGATACAGAGGTAGCGGTTGATGAATATACAGAATATGAAGTGTACAAGTATGAAACTCCTGAAATTAAAAAAGCAATAGAAAAAGTCAACCCTACCTATGCCTCATCCGCACGATTTAGTAACTTCTTTAATTTAGGTTTACTAGAAACATCTGACACAAGCAAAATACAGACGGGTAGTGCTTCGGGAAATCTTATAGCAAACTATAACCCTGAAGTTAATAATATTCTTACTGAGGCAAGAAATAATCCTGAACTTGTGCCTTTTGCATTAACACAGTTAGAAGACTTAGACTTACCGCAAGAAACTAAAACAAACTTATTTAGTTATGTAGCTCCTAATGAATATCAAACTAAAAAAGATATTAAAAACAAATTTATTGCAGCACCTACCCCATACAAACCTAGTGCTGCTGATATAGATGCGTTTACGGGTAAATTATCTAACCAAGAATTAGATAGTCAGTTTATGCAATATGTGGATCAAAGGTATTTTAGTGCAAATGATGCTAAAGAAGTAGCCAAGTCAGAAGGCGTTACTCTTTCTCAAGAGGAAGCAGAATCGTATGCCAAACAAGAAAACGATGACGTTGTTAAAAAAACTTTAACCCCAGAATTTGATACAAGAGGTACTACAGAAACAGAGGCTAAAGAGTTCTTTGAATCTATTGGATACACTCCAAACCAAGAAGAAATAAATGAGTTTACACAAATTAACATGGCAGAAGCGGCTAGTAAGCAAAATATAACTGAATATGGTGCTTTAAATACAACTACACAAGAAGAAGTCGAAAAAGCTCTTACAGATGCAGGGTATAATGTTGATTTGCTACCCGCAGAATTTGTATCTTCTTTTGCAAAACAAGGACTACAAACCGAAACGGAAGCAAATCTTTTAAACGAAGCTGAAAACTATAGAGTTGACGAAAATGAAGCACGTTTAGCTTTTGAAAAAGCTGGAATACCTGATGCTACACAAACAGATTTATCAAAACTAATTGGGCAGTATGACCAGAACTTGTTGTCAGAAAAAGTTACAGAAGCGTTACCTGCAGCACGATATAACACATTAAGAAATGTTATAGGCGCTAACCAAGAAGCAGAAGCAAAACGCGTAGGAGATTTAGGAGCTTTAATACAAGGGCAAAAAACAGAAACAGATAGTTTAAAGTCTTTATTAACTGAGCAAGGTGCAAAAACTGATGCTTTTACGTCTTTAGTGGGTGGCCCTGCAAATGTTAATACTGGAGATGTTGCTACAGGACTATATAGTAATATAGCAGATTTAGGCACTAACTACGATAATAGAATAAATGAAACGCAAACGTTTATAGATAATCAGTTTAAACAACAAGCAGAGACAACTGCAATGCAGAGAGCTGCGGATGACGCAGCAAACAAAAAAGCTGCGGCTACAAAAGCCACACAAAACCAACAATTACAAAATACACAAAACTTATACAGTGCTTTACAACCACAAGCTGTCGATGTAAAACAAGTAGAGTTAGCTAATATTACAAACCCTTATGACTTTAAAAGTATATTTAGAGATGCAGGACAAGAAGCTTTTTACAACACACCTTACAGAAATGGTGGACAAGTGGTTAGTATTAATGATAAATTATTAAAGCTCATAGGAGGCAACTAATGGCTGATAACTTTTGGGACACAATTACAGATTTAGGTAAAGGTGCTTATAATTATGTAACCGATGTAAATTTCGGTGACAACGACAAGCAAGGTACAGGATTGCTTGAAGATATAGGCTCAGCTTTTCAAAATGCAGATGGCAGTATAAGTGGTCAAAAAGTTGCAGCTGGTGTAGGTGGAATCGGTAGTTTGTTAGGGCAATCAGGTTTATTAGGTGATGATAACGTACTAACAAATATATTTGGTGGTGGCAGTCCTCAAATGACTGGCTATCAGGGTAAGATTCCTAACTATACCGCTTCACGTATGCAAGTTCCTGGGACATATGATCCTAACCGTAGGCCAGGAAGTGCAGGGCAACGATATTTTACAGATGTAGATTATAGTGGTGGAGATACTAGTGGTGTAGCAAACGCACTACAAGCGGCTAATCTAGCAAATCCTGCTGCAACAAACAGAGCAGGACAAAGTTTACCTGCAGTAAGAGCCGCTGCAGCTACCGCTGCAAATAATACTCAAACACTTGCCGCAGGTGGTATTGCAGGTTTAAATATGGGCGGAGATCCAAGAATGGCTCAAATGATGGCTCAACCTAGATATCTTAGTGGCTCTATGGATGGTATGGCTGATACAATACCTGCAAGTATAGATGGACAAGACCCTGCAGCGTTAAGTGGTGGTGAGTTTGTTGTGCCTGCAGATATAGTAAGTGGTTTAGGTAACGGCAACTCAGATGCAGGTGCTAAAAACTTATATGCAATGATGGATAAAATAAGACAAGCTAGGACGGGTATGAAGAAGCAACCTCCAGCTATAGATCCTAATAAAATGCTTCCAACTGTGAGGGCTTAATTATGGCAGATGATCCTTTAGCACCACTAAGTACGGCTAACGCTGGAGACACTACGGGTAAACAAATAGGTACAGAATCTTCTTTATCTAACTATGTTGGGCCTTATGTCACTGAAATGTTGGGTAAAGGTCAAGCTCTCGGAAACATGGGATATCAAGGTTATGGTGGACCTCTTACAGCAGGGCAATCTGACTTACAAACTAACGCATTTAGTGGGTTAGCAGGTTTAACATTGCCTACCGAATCAATGGGTGCATTTACACCTACAAGTTTTAATACTGAAGGCACTGCTCAACAGTTTATGAATCCTTACCTTCAGTCAGCTTTAAACCCACAAATTGATGCGGCTAGAAGGCAAGCTGAGATACAACGTGTAAGTGATGCAGGTAGACTAACTAAAGCAGGTGCGTTTGGTGGTTCCCGTCAAGGTGTTATGGAATCCGAAGGTAATCGTGCTTTGTTAGATAGAATTGCAGGTATTACAGGCACAGGGTATGCAAACGCCTACGATAAAGCTATGGGTCAGTTTAACACAGAACAAAATCTGGGCATGAAAGCTCAAGATATGACCAATCAATATGGACTGGGCACATTACTTAAACAAGCAGACTTGGGTGCAGCGCAACGTGGTATCGAGTCTGAGGGTATAGCAGCTGACAGATCACAGTTTGAAGAAGAGAGAGATTTTCCATATAAACAAGTACAATATTTGCAGTCATTGTTGCAGGGATTACCTCTTGCGGCTCAATCTTATCAATACCAACAGCCTGCCGCATTAACATCGTTGATGAACACATCAGGTGGTATACAAAACTT